GAAGGTGTCATTACAAGTATTACTCTTGCAAGTGGTCAGGTTATAGCATATTCATTATGAGTCTTGCTAATGCACTAAAAAAAGCCGCATCAAAAACTCTGGGTAAACTTGGAGGTGATGTGACTATCAGACAGGTAACAGCAGGGGCATATAACACCACTACTGGAGCTATAACAGAATCTACATCTGATACAACTATCAAAGGTGCATTAAGTAATGTTGCAAGAAATCAAGTAAATGATTTGATTGAATCACAGGATAAGTTGCTTACAATATCTGCTGGTGATCTGACATTTGTTCCTACAACAAAAGATAGAGTAGTTATAAGCAGCGTTGAATTTAAAATTGTTCAAGTTAATACAAATGAACAAAATAATACTGCTGTAAGCTTTGATCTTATTTTGAGGTAGTTATGACAAGAAAAATAAGGCTTGACCAAATAGATGATGTGATGAGAGAGGCAGTAGAAGATTTAGTAAAAGCAACGACTTTGGAGTGGACTAGAAGAGTAAAAAAAGCAACTCCAGTTAGAATTGTTTATAAAGGTGAACCAAAAGGAGGGGGACAACTTAGGAGCGCATGGCAGACAGAAATAAAACCACTAGAGGGTACAATAATAAACAATGTTGTATATGCAGAACCTGTTTGCTTTGGAACAAATTTACCGCCATCATGGGGCGGTTCTTATAGAACAAGACAAAAAACTGTTGCTGGATTCCCAGCACTTATAGGAAAAGAATTAGAACAATATGCAAGAAAAGAATATGAAAAAATTAAAAGAGGTATCTAATGGCTGCTGTAGATTTAAATACTGTTAGATCAACAATAGAGGCTAGGTTAGCCACAGAGTTAGCATCAAGTCCAGCAATTCCTGTTGTTTTTAGTAACATGACATTTGATTCAACAACTGAAGATACTTTTGTTCAATGTGTTACAAGTTTTGGTGCAAATGAATATTTGACTCAGGGTGATTCAAGTAGTGCAACAAATAATATTGTTGGATTGATACTTTTAAATGTTTTTACAGAAGAGGGTATCGGGGCAGGGTCAAACTTGATGCACCTGTAGGGCCTGAGATATTTACTTCAAGTCCAGAAGGCAAATTTCAAACGCAACTTAGAATTACATTTAATATTTATGAAGGTCTGTAAAGATGGAAATTACTGAAAAAATGCTTGATGTTATCGAAGCTGTAAAAGGTAGAAGAGAACCACAATATTGGGACAATCAATGCAGACGTTATATGGAAAAACAAGAATTAAGTAAAAAGGCTGTAAAAAAAGCAGAAAAGAGTTAAGATATTTATAAATCTTTCTTTTAATTGTTATGGCTGCTGTAAAAGGTGATGTCGGGCAAGTCAAATTTGATGATGGCGGCTCTTCAGTAAACCCTGTACTTGGTACTAGATCATGGTCTATGTCTATCACCAAAGATTCTCAAGAAACTACTGTTCAAGGTGACACTTTTAAATCTTTTGTAGGTGGACTTATTGAGGGTGAGGGTTCTGCTGAGTTGGTTTATGATAATGCTGCATCAGGTGAAACTGCAACATTTATGGATGGTGTATTAACAACAGGTGATGCTGCTACTGCAAGCTTTGAACTTTTCCCAGATAGCTCTAGTGCATCTGCTAAAATTAGTTTTTCTGGCATGATTACCAGTTTTGATTATGGTGCAAGTTTGGGTGACATCCAGACTATAAACATCACATTCAAACCATCTGGAACTATTACTTCAGCTATTTAATTTTTAAAATTCTTCGCATTTATTTATGGCAAACCAAAGAACAGCAGACCTTCTCATTGATGGTTTCAAAGATGAGATGACGACTAGGCGCAAATATGAATTAAAAGATTCATCAGGCAAAGTCTTGGCAGTTTTGTATTTCCCACCAATTACTAGATTTGACAGGCAAAAAGCACAACAGTTAGCTGGAACAGATGAAGCTTTGACAGTTTCTACTCAGTTACTTTGTAAGATGGCACAGAAAGAAGATGGTTCTTTAGCTTTTGATATGTCAGATGCACCCATATTGCAAAGATCACTACCAGAAAAGGTTTTGAATGAACTTGAATTGTTTTTATTTGATATTGAATTAGACCTTGATACTGCAAAAAAAGGATAAAAGGGGATAACTGGTTAAATTTTGAGTTTTTCCTAGCAACAGAACTTGGTAAGACATTACAAGAATTAAGAAACAGCCTTACAGAAGAAGAGCTAATATACTGGGCTGCATATTATGAAGTTAAAAATGATAGAGAAAAACAGCTAACTAATCGTCAAAAAGCAAATAGGAGGTAATATATAATAAAGACTTTTTTTATTTGTGGCACAGGCTAATGTAAAACTTACTGTAGATGCCACTAATGCGACTCAAGCATTAAAGGGTGTACAAAATCAAACTAATCAATTACAAAAAGCATTTGGTGGCCTTAAAACGGCATTTGTTGGAATTGGATTTACAGTATTAGCAAAACAAACAATATCAACAACAGCAAACTTTAAAACTTTACAGCTTAGAATGAAAGGTCTTACTTCAGAATATGGAGAGTTTGCACAGGTACAAGAATTAGTAACAAAAGCTCAAAACAAATTTAATTTATCTATAATTGAGGCTACAAAAAGCGTAACAGATATATTTGCAAGATTAAGACCTTTAGGAATTGAGTTAAAAGATATTGAAACTGCCTTCATGGGTTTTAATACACTTGCTGTTGCTGCTGGCTTAAATGCAAATGAAATGAACGCAGCATTTACGCAATTAGCACAGGGTTTAGGTTCTGGACAGCTACAAGGTGATGAATTTAGAAGTATTGCAGAACAAATACCACAACTTTTATCAGCTATTTCAAAAGAAACTGGTATTGCAGAAGGAAAACTTAAAAGTTTTGCATCAAAAGGTTTGTTAAAAACAGATATTATTATTAGAGCTTTAGCAAATTCGACAGAAGAATATCAAGATGTTGTTGACGAAATTATAAACAATTCACCAGAGGCAGCATTTAAATCTTTAAGTAATGCTGTACTTGAACTTCAGTTGACACTTGGTGATAAATTAATACCTGCTTTGGCAGACGGAGCAGTAGCATTAGCCTCATTTGTGGAGGGCTTTACAAATTTTATTGAAAGTGAACAGGGACAAGTTGCTTTGATTATCACAGGTGTCGTTCTTGCTACTAAAGCTTTAGGGGCAGCGATTGCTTTTGCAACTCCTGCTGTCATAGCTTTAAAAACTAATCTTGCAACTATGTCTATTGCTGCTGCTGCTGCAAATGGAAAATTGGGAGCTAGTGCAACATTATCTTTTGCTGCTGCTGGTGGATTTACAAAAGCCGCTATCGCTGCAAGTGGTTTAAAAATTGCACTTGCAAAATTGGGTATAGGTTTAGTTGTGATTGCTTTAGGCCAACTTGTAGCAAACTTAATGGCTGCGAGTAATGCACAAAAAAAATTAAATGAAATTATTGAAAAAGGAAGCGTAGCAGACATTAAAGAGCAAATTGATAAAGCAAATGAAAGTATAGATAAATTTAAAAAAAGGTTTGATTTTTTTGAGAAAAAAGGTTTTAAAGCATTAGCAGAAGGTGAACTTGAAAATATTAAAGATGCAAAAGAATTAATTATAGAATTAGAGGAAGCGTTAGAAAAAGCACAGGCTAGAGCTTTAACTAAAGAATTTGAAAGAACAAAAAAAGCACTAGAAGATAAAAATGAAGAATTAAAAAAGATTATTGAAAGATCAAAAATTGAAACTGAAGAAGGCAAAAAGCAATTTGATTTAGAGCAAAGAAGATTAGAACTTATTGAAAAATTTGGAGAAGAAAAAGCAGAAGCTATTTTACAACAAGAAGAAGATAATAGAGAACTTGAAAAAGGTGTAGAAATAATTAAAAAACAAGAAGAAGCCGCCAAAGCATTGGATAGAAAATTTGAGCAAATAGGTAAAAGCATAGAGGATGGAATAGTTCAAAACCTTGCTGATGCTGTAGAAGGTACACAAACATTAGCAGAAGCAGCCGTTAACGTATTGAATCAACTGAAACGTAAATTGATTGAAGTAGCTATACAAAATGCAATTTCTGGTTTAAATATAGGCGGCAAAGTCGGTGACTTTTTTGAAGAAGCATTTAAGGCAGATGGAGGGCC